ATGTCTGAAGTACAATCCGACAAACAAAATATCAATGCGACTGCCCTTGTCGATAATTTTGAGATTATCGTTGGCAAGTCAAAAAAGTCTGGCAATGAATATCTGGTTGGCTCACTATATATCAAGTCTCCGATTTCTGAAACGCCGATTCGTTTGAATCTCGACTATATTGATGATAATACCCGTGAACTTCTAAAAATGGCCATTAAAAAGTTTAATGTCCAGGCTCAGAAGGATTTCAAGGAAGGAATTAACGACTAGTTCGTTTTTTGTTCGATATGAGACTAGCAGACGCAATAGCTCAAGTAATAATATCAGCCTCCCCCCTGCTGATGTTATTAATTATTCTGTTTGTCGTCTTTAGCTGGTTACGCGTGTTGATTGATAATATGAGCGGAAGAGGTCTTTAATGCTGAATCCGCTCGTATACTCGCGTCCTGAATTACTAGCATTTTCTGATCATGAATTGCTAGTACTTCAATACGAACTACTGCTCGCTGTTAGTTCCCTACTTTTCGCAATCATTGTAGTTTTTTTCCTCACGCTTTTTCTTCGATGGTTGCTCCCTAGATATTGGTACAAGCAAAATAGTTTAACTTAAGGAGGAATTAGCAGCGTGTTGTGGTTCTTATTAGGCGTTTTGATCGGTCATTACGTGCTTAACGATATTAGAAGATTTTTCAAAAGGAGACTTGAAGAATGACAAGCGATCAATTACAAGCAATTTCAAAAGCGTTCTCAGTTTCACACTTGTTAGATATATTTACGCAATTAGCCCCATTTATTTTGAGCGTGGTTGCTAGTCTGCTTGCAGTTTCGATCATTTCGTCTCTGATTAAACAACTCCGCAATCATTTTATGCTGAAGAAGTTTGAGCAGGAGGAGCTCGAACGATATGACGATGAAGCTTATATTTTAGACCTTCAAAATACTCTAGATCATTATGAAGAGTATGATAAGTATTCTGAACCGGAAGAAGCTGAATGGCATACTCTAGAGGTGAATGAAGAATATAAACGTATGACTGGAGAATACTACATTGACCCGCAAGAAATTAAAGATCACTACGCCGTTCGGTAAAGCTGAGTATTTAGGAATACTCGGATTGACGTGTGATTACGATGATATTGGAATATATATGTTGGATACTGGGGAGTATAAGGTGCTATGGGAAAGATAAACAAGTTTGTTTTTATAGCAATAACTGTCGCTATTTCAATATCGTTCGTATTCGCTCCGCTGACGCACGCTGCTAAGAAGAATGTTCCTGAGCAATTAATGAAGACTGATTCGCTGACTTTTGGCCATAAAAGATCAAAAGCATTTAACGGAAAAGACTATGATACAGAGTTTAACTATCGATATTATCAATGGATCTTTGTAAAGAAGAATAGCTGGAATTGCGATCTCTCGCAAACAAACGCTAAGGTTTTATTCGATCAGGCTATTCGTGATAAGGGCGATTGGATCATAACGGAAAGAATTGCGACTGAAGGTCTCGCTGGCGATGTTGAACCACTCTATTACATCGATATATATTTTTCAGAAAAACCGGTGAAAGATCAAGAATTAAACTGGGATAAATATAAAGGATATTATTTTTCATTGTCGGCTAAAAATGGTTGGCGACATCTTATGGTTAATCAATACTACGGTCAGACCATCGTCAATTGTGATTCTAATAACAAAAACGCGTACACGGAATATTCGTATATTCCGATTTCGAAAAATGACAAGGTTAATCCACTATATATTTTTCAATCTACGCCGAAGTATAAGCTCGGTAAAACACTTGACGGTGTAGACATCAATGATCTTCTACTTCCAGAAAACGCTGGAGAGAAGATGCAACCGGATTTCGTTTGGACGCTTGACGACAAACTTAAGTTTCGTCTCACGTACATGAAAAACGTCAAGGAGTTTGAAGATCCAAAATATCCGAAACTATCAGACTATCTCAAGTGGCACTACATTTTGAGAGAATCAGACGACAAGCGTGTAGACGGTAAAGTCATCGACGATTCGAAAAAAGGAATCAATCTCGGCTATCAATATACATTGCCAACAAAGCAATATTACAAGCTTGAAATAACTCTCGATGATTCCGATATGCCGCTTGTGTGGAATCCGCGACCAGATTTTAGCTACATTAAAAAGCGAACGTTTTTCATAAATGCTGACGGCAAAAACAAGATCGGCAATACTTTTTCTGGTGGATTGTGTGACGCTGATGGTGTATGCGTCGAACAAGAATATAAATATAGATGTGAAGATATGAGCGACACGCTTGATCGTGTGAGTTGTCGAATGAATGAACAATTTTCTGGCGGCGTGCTGAATCCGTCGTTGTTGGCAATTCGTAAATTAGTCTCGTCTCTAGCTGTTCCCGATCCGCCAAAATGTGGAATCGATATTCCATCGATTTCTGATCGACGTTTTCAAGCATTCAATCCGTCGAATGTAGTTGCTGATGCATGCGTTCGAACTAAGACGTTTCGTCAATCATTCCCGCTTGCAACAGTCGCAATCAATTTTTCGGCCGCGATTTTTTGGCTCTGGCTAATTGTTCGAATATTTAACAAGCTAACAAGTCATAAAGACGATGACATGATAGGAGAAGTGTAGCATGAATATTAACTTCTCTGCTCTATTCGACGCACTACTTTCATTCTTTATGTTTCCGCTCCACGTGATTTTGACCCCCGTCGATTATCTCCTGAAACAGATCCCGAATATCAATGTGATACCCGAATCAATTTCTGCGATCGTGAATTATGTCGGCAATATCCCCTCCACTATCGTTTCCTTAACTGGAATATCCCCTGTTATTTGGAATGCGATTATTTCCACGTTGTTGCTATATTTTGCCGTGATCCCTACTATTAACGGAATTAAAAAGCTAATTAACTGGATAAGAGGCTGATATGTCGATTGAATGGAATACATTTTTGAAAAAACGTCGTAAAGAAAAAAGAGGGTTCCCTACTGGTACAATCTTTTTTACGGGTTCGCAGGGTGCTGGTAAAAGTCTATCCGCGACTCACTATATCAAAAAGCTTAAAGATCGATATCCGAATTTGTATATTTATAGTAACATCAAGCTCAAGATAGCCGATAAGATTTTGACAAGCGACCAGATTGCCGACCATATCCTCGATGTAAAAGACGATCGACCGATTGCATTTTTCATCGATGAGATTCAGACTGTCTTATTTTCTGGTAAGAAGGCTGTTTCAATGGAAACCTTCAAGGCTATATGTCAACAAAGAAAAGCCGAAAAAACTATTATTGGTACAATGCAGGAGTTTCTAGACCTTGACATAAAATATCGTCGACAGTTGCGTTCGCAGGTGGAGTGTTTCAAGTTCGGTCCGATTCAATTCGAATTATGGAAAGATCCAGAGTCTTTACGATTCGATTCTCGGAAGAATGACTATATCGGTAAAACAAGACATATTAACATCTGGAAGCGACACAATGAAGCGTATGACATTTATGACACTTATGAGATTGTTGGTGCTACGATGGATATCGATCCGAACAAACGCGAACAATATTCAAAACAAAAACCTCAACATGTCATAATTCAGAATCAGAAGGGGTCGGCGCCCATGTAGTAGAAAATAATGCCGAGAAAGGAACTGAACCGATGGGTGCAGAGACTGTAACAAAACTTACAACCGCGTTTAACCCTGCTGGTCTATTGGACACGTTTGTTTCATTCGCGCCGTTTATTCTAGGCGTCGCTGGTACAATCATGGTCGTTGGCTTGGTAAAATGGGCAATTAAGACTGTTCGTCGTAAGTTGTCTGGCGGTGTTGCCTAACATTCGCAAAAAGTCGAATCACGCCCTATTAAGGGCGTGATTTCGGCGGTGCTTTTCCGCCCTCCACCACGGCGGGAAAAGCATTTTGCAACTTTTGACGCAAGCGTCAAAAGTTGTGTCCCTACTTGATATAGGGACACAACTTGCATACTTTTAACAAAAACTAGGGAGTATTTGGTGGCAAAAAGAATTAGTGAGGAGGGTATTTTTATAGGAGATATCGTAAAGGAATACCCAAACATGTTTAAGATTATTATTTATCACGACGGATATTATCTACCGTCCTCAGATCGTAAAGAGATCAAAAAAGTCAATAAAGAGACGCGTCGTCAAGATTCGATTCATCGATCGCTCCGTCGCACAAAAACGACCATAAAAGACATTATGTTATGCAATCGATTCGACTATTGGTGTACGTTTACTTACAATTGCCGTGCTTGTTATCCAAAATGTAATAACAATCCATGTACCTGCAATCCTTCAACCTGCAAGCGATTCGACATAAATTACACACGACGCACGCTCCAAAACTGGTACAGGAATCAAAAGAAGCATTCGCCAAATCTGAAGTACCTTGCCGTTCCTGAGTTCCACAAAAATGGTGCAATTCATTTTCATTGTATGATTAGCGGATTTAATGGCCGATTGAAGGATTCAGGAAAAAAGACCAAAAACGGTCAAACTGTCTATAATGCAGTCGGATATTACTCTGGCTTTACTGAGTTTGTGCGAATCGGTGAGAGATTCGACGACGTCGATTTTAATTCAGAATATCAACGCGTCATTAGTTATATAAGCAAGTATATAACTAAGGATATGCCACTTATTCACGGCCGTCGTCGATTTCTGACGTCAACAAACTTAAACAAGCCCGTTACGACAGTAAACGGAATTAGCAAGTTTAAGTTACAATCATTGATTCGCAACAAAAAGCCAGAGTTTATAAACGAATATCTAGAAGTTCAAAAACACGACTTCTCCATTCCCGCCTAGTCTTTTTTATTGATATTGACAAGCAGTATTATTATGATTATCAATAATAATACTGATATCATTAATTCCCCCATCGTAAATGAGTGAAAAATAATTCCATTATCAAGTATTTTAGTTCCGTTTGTCATGTTGTCCTCCTGCCCTAATTTTAGCATAAAATACGTTGTTTATTTTACACTCTTTACGTATTGAAAAGGTACATTGTGCGACATTAAAACTATATCTAAAACACGACTATTCCATCGTCTTTCTTCGCGATAAATTTATCTCATTTTCACCAAATCAACCTACTTGTCGTTTATTGTTTTATAAACCGCCCTATTTGTCGGCTTGGTGTGTTTTATGTTGTATATTGGTTTATCTGCGTTGGCTCGGATTTATAATTTGTGCTTGTATTGCGCAAAATTTATCAATATAAATATTCAGCCGATTCGGCTTTATATATGCTTAAAAATGGCTAATAATTAGTTCGTATTTTGTTCTATTGTTTTTTAATTGCTAGTTTTGCGAAAGAGCTTGGGCGATTCTGTGTTTAATTATTTCACTGTTCCATTCGCCTGCCTTAAATCGCAGTAGGGGCATATTAGTGTTGGCCATGATCGAATTGACAAAATCATCGCGCGTTTTTCGATCGGGCTGATTGTGAGTATTGTCATCAAGCTCAATAGCTATGAGAGGCTTCATATCATTGGTGCAAATTAGAAAATCTACAGATTTGCCGTTTATTCTCGCGAAAGCCGCTTTCCAACTTTGCCCTTTTATCTCATGATCTAAAAACATGCTTAAATGAGCCTGAGGTATAATTACACATCCGTTTACTGCTTCGTGTAGAGTTCTATAAAACGATAATTCACTTGGCGTCATTGCGCAAGATTTTTTGATGTATACATATTCTTTCTTTATTGGGGTTCTAATTGGACTTGTGTTGCCGTCAGTCCCCTGCCTTGCTTTGATTACCAGAAAAATAATTGCGGCGGCTACTATAAATATAAGCGCTTCCATAATATTAGTTTATCATATGTTGATAATAAATGCTTACGGTTTTTGGGCTTTATCGTTGCGGTGATATAATAAAAGTGATAATTTTATCGGAGATATTTATGGCTTTTTTAAATTATAATAAAGATGAAAAGTTGGAATTCAATTATAAGAGAGCGTGCGGATTGTGGCTAATTGTAATAGCGGCGATTATTTCAATAGCTACTTTAATAGGAGGAAAGCAAATAATAAATATGCAAGTGTTTAGCATTGGATATGTTATTAGTTTTTTCTCAATCAACATGAATAAAAAGGTGTTGAATAGGCTGTCTGATGGCCCTTCGAGCGAATTTCAAAAGAAAGTATCTTTATATGCCGTTATTTTATTATTTATCTTAATGGCTTTGCTGGGCGGACCATTCTTTGCGACTGAAAATTGGAGATTGATTTGGTTGGGAGCGCTGATGGCAACTGCACTACACTTCTTCCCGTATTATTTTGTACACGGAAAATCAATGATATATCTAGGCCTTATTTGCGCCATTAATGTTTTTGTAGGATATATTTTTACTGATATCCCATTAGAGGCGATAGCATATATTGACTCGGCAATTAAGCTTGTATTTGGAATGTATTTATTATTTTTTTCAAAGCCGTCAAAAAAGACACCTCGTTTTTGA